TGCCGCCAAGCTTAAGCGCCAAGGCGTGTATCCTTGCAACGCCCTCTTTGGCGCAGACGCAAAAGCCGACCATGGTGCCATTTCCATTGGTCGCCGGCCTTTCGTCGAACGGCCTTGCGACGGCGAACTCCTCTCCCATCCAGTAGGTCATGCGCTCCAAGGGAGACATGTTCTGGAGCCCTTCGCGTGCAAATGGTATGTCGTAGAAGGTCCTCGATACGCGGATGTCGTTCGTTCCGACGACGAAGTAATTCATTTTCATGTTAGTCTCTCCAATTGAATGAGTGGATCCGATACTGATTGTACTGCAAGCCTCTCACACTAAGACGACATTGCCGCGCTTGTGGCCTGTCTCGACATAGACGTGCGCCTCGACGAGGTCGGAAAGAGGGTAGATGCGGTCCATAACCAAAGCGATACGGCCCTCGTCGATCTGGGTCAGAATCCGGGACAGCATGGCCCGCAGGCGCTGCGGCTTTTCGAGGCCCGCGGCTGCGAACAGGGCGCGTTTCCGGCGCACAAGGCCTGAGAGCAGGATCGCGGGAAGCCGCCCCAACGTCAGCACCGGGCAGAGGTAGCGCCCCGCCTCGACAAGCGCAGGCTTGGCAGCCGAGAAAGACGCGACGCCCAGCGTGTCAAAGATCACATCGTAGCCGACCCCGGGCTGCAAGGCTTCCTAGGTGGCGTAGTCGATGACGCGGGTGGCCCCGAGCGAGGCCACGAAGCTGACATTGCGCGCACTGCAGGTGGCCGTCACATCTGCGCCCATGGCGGTGGCGATCTGCACTGCGGCGCTGCCGAGGCTGCCGGCCCCGCCCAGGATCAGGACGCGGTCGCCGTTTTGCACCTGGCCGAGGGTGCGCAGGTAGTGCCAGGACGTCAGCACGCCATCACTCAGAATCGCCGCATCCTGATGCGACAACGCTTCCGGTTTGGGCATCAGAACCCCTTCCTCGTCGAGGCAGATGTGGCTCGCATTGGCGCCGAAGCGCATCCCGGCCTCGCCGAAGACCATATCGCCGGGCGCAAAGCGACTGACCTTGTCGCCAATCGCGATCACTTCGCCCGAGAGGCCGGTGCCAGACAGCCCGTTGCGCGGACGCCGCAGGCCAAGGAATGGGCGCGCAAACAGCGGCTCGCCCTTGCGCATCATGCCGTCGGCCCGTGTCACGGCAGAGGCATGGATACGAATCAGCACCTCTGTCGCGCGAGGCTGCGGCATGGGGAGTGTGACGGCAGTAAGGGTTTCGGGGCGGCCGTAGCGCGGGATTTGCCAGGCGGTGCGTGTCGAAGTCATTGGGAAGCTCTGTGATTTTTGGACGTGCTAAAATTAATAGAGGTTCCTTTTCGATCCGAAGATTGGCCAATATGAACCATGATGGTTCACAAACGATCCGGGTAGGTATGGATTGGAAATCTCTTCCGGCCTTTCTGGCTGTTGCGCGGAACGGCTCGCTTCGGGCCGCGGCCGAACAAATAGGCGGCACCCACGCAACCCTGCGTCGCCAGATTGAGGCGCTCGAGGCGCAGCTTGGCATCCAGCTTTTCCGGCGGGGCGCAGACGGCTTGTCCCTGACCGCCACGGGGCAACGCCTGCTACCGCAAGCGCTCGAGGCCGATGCTGTCGGGCGGAAGCTCTTTCCCTTATCCATCGGCGTGGTGGCCTCACGCGACTACATCGACCGCGCCCTACCTGTCGCGGGTCGTAAGGAGCAAGGGTTGAGCTGGATCGGATATGGCAACGTGCCCGAGCTTGCGTCCATGATCGCAGCCTCGGCCTTCCCCGAGGCGCGGATCCGCCACTCTGTGCCCGATCCCGAAATGCATCTGCATCTTGTCCGCGCGGGCGCAGGAATGACTTTCCTTGCGACATGGGTCACGTCGGTCTTCCCCGAGCTGCAACGCGTTCCAGGCACCAAGCTCGACCAGCGGCGCGCGACTTGGGTTCTTCTGCATGGCGAGCTGCGCCGGGTACGCCGGGTCCGGCTCTTCGTCGACTACCTGTGCGACGCGCTACTGGAACGACGCGCGGCGTTCCTACAATCTCAATCCAACGGAATTCCGGGTCGTGCCGGGACGTAAAATCAGGACGATATCAGCCCGAAGCAGACATCGACCGAACCTTGCTACGCTGCGGCGCAGCTTCTCGGAAGCGAGCATTGGTAATTTGATAATGGAGCGCAGCATTTTGGCGAGGACGATGACAGCAAGGCAGGACACTGCTACAATTTTCTATGGCAAGGCCCGCTTTAGGGTATCCAAAAAATTAGGCTGCCCATGAAAAAATGCCCTCCACGGACGGAAAAACCCCGCTGCCAACGGACAACGGGGGTTCTGTTTATTCAGCGCCAAAAGCTGAATTAGATCACCCTTCGCGTTCCAGCTTCTTTCGTGCCAGCTTGCGGGCACGACGGATCGCTTCTGCTTTCTGACGGGCGTTTTTCTCGGAAGGTTTCTCGAAATGTTGCTTGAGCTTCATTTCACGGAATACACCTTCCTTTTGGAGTTTTTTCTTTAGAACTCTGAGAGCCTGGTCGACATTGTTGTCGCGAACACTAACCTGCATGTGGTTTTCACCAACTTTCTTGTTTGGAGTTGCAATGATTTGCATCAACTTTCCAAATAGCAACCCTGAACGACCTTGTACAGCAAGGTCAGCCGTTGGTCGATGTTTACGTGTCAGGTCCAACTTGACACCTCCAATACCAAAACCGTATTAAAAGTGCGGTTTTTGTGCACCCGCCGCCTGCGGACGCAAGTCTCGGTGAAGCTCAACTTGACAACGACACGCACCCTCGAAGCATTTCGCAGGTGGCAATGCAGGCTCCCATCCCATCAGAAATGCCTCATCTGAGGAGTGAGTGATGTCGTATTGAAACGCATCCGAAAATCGATTTTTGACCGCTACGCTAGGGCGGATTTTTGTCGCCAATGCGCTGCCTATGATGCTTATAATGGTGATGAGCGGCCTTTTGACTGTTGTAGATGTCGTGTTTCTGGGCCATTTCGTGGGAGCTGATGCCCTTGCAGCCGTTAGCATCGTATTCCATGTTATCATGATTACTATCGCACTCTCGACCCTTGTCGGTGGGGGTATGTCCAGCCTTCTCGCACGTCATTTGGGGGCAGGAAATCATAGTGATGCGGTTGCTCTATTCGCACAGGCGCATGGTCTGGCGCTTTTTCTGTCGCTTTTGCTCATATCGGCCTTTGGTATCTTCGGCGGAGTCGTCATCGACGCGCTTGCGGACGGCCAGCCTGACATTGGGCACATGGCTTATACCTATCTGGGTATCACGATCCTCGTGACGCCTGTGCAACTGTTCTTGAGCGTCCATGCGGACGCGGGGCGCAACGAAGGGCGTGCGGGTCTGATGGCGTTGATTTCAGTCGGCGTCACATTCGCCAACATCGCATTGAATTGAGTGTTGATCGTGCGCCTCGACGTGGGCGTTGCGGGGTCCGCTTGGGGAACGGCAATGGCACAGGGGATAGGCCTTGCGCTTCTTTTAGGCTTGCGCTTAAGCGGGCACCATATCTCGTCCCTTAAGGCTCTTGGAAACGCACTCTGGATTGGAAAATGGCAAGCGATATTGATCCTTGGAGCCCCTGTCAGCCTTAGCTTCATCGGGATCGCGCTGGTTTCCGGCACGGTGATCACGACTCTGCGGCTGACGTCCGACACCGGGTATGTCGAGGGCATTGCCGCTTACGGCATTGTGACCCGGACTTTCAGTTTCACATTCATGCCGCTCATGCCATTGCATTGGCAACCCAAAGTATTGTCGGAAACAACGTGGGCGCAAAGCTTTACCACCGCTCCAATGCCGTCCTGCGGATCGCACTCACTGTAGCCGTTCTTTATTGTGCGGTCATTGAGGTGATCTTGCTTGCCGGAAGTGGTTGGATTGGCCGTGGCTTTGTCAACGATCTGAACGTGATCGCACAGGTTGGGGTCATTTTGCGCCCAATGTCGTCCCTTTATTTGTTTGCTGGTCCAGTTCTTGTGCTTGCCCTGTATTTTCAAGCCATCGGGAAACCCAGACATGCGGCCTCTCTTACTTTGATTAAGGCGCAGCACATGGGTAAACGACCTTACAAAACAACAATTCAGGTGAAGTGGCGGAGACGAAGTCCGCCAAATAGACCTTGAAATCTTTAATTATACAATAAATACAAATACTTGCAAATTCAACGGTTTGCAAAATGTGTTGCAATGTGTGTTGCAAAATACAATAGCCCTTACCCCCAAATCAGATATGCTGAAATTGAAAACGCCCCTACCGAGATCAGCGGTAGAGGCGTCCATTCAACATTGACGAAGAAACAACGCAAACCCATCTACGACAAAGGATAAACGATGCCCGTTCATAATACCAAACCCGCCAAAACCCTGCAAGCCTTGGACCATCCGCTGATTGTCACCCGCTTCCCCAACCAAAAGGCATTGGTGAAGAAAGAACTGCACCTGTCCACCCGCGAATTGGCCACGCTCTTCGAGGGTCAGACGGCGACCAGCAAAGAGCTGCTGCCATTTTTCAAGCTGGGCAAATTTGGCAAAGCCAAGAGCGACAATGGGTGTCTGCGCACCAACGCGAACTTGACCACCATCACGGGCCTTGAAGCGGACTACGACGCTGGCAAAATGACACCGCAAGAAGCACGCGACAAGCTGGCGAACGCGGGCGTGGCTGCGCTGGTCTACACCACCCCCAGCCACACCCCCAAAAAGCCGCGCTGGCGTGTGTTTTGCCCCTTTAGCGGCCCTTTGCCGCCCGCCGCACGGGAAGAGCACATGGCCAACTTGAACGGCGTCCTTGGTGGTGTCTTGGCGGGCGAGTCCTTCACGCTGTCCCAAACCTATTACGCGGGCAACGTGGAAGGCCGCGCCAAGGTCCAGACGTTCCTTGTGGATGGCCGCCACATCGACAAGGTGAAGGACCTGAAGCCGATCTACAAGGACGGCGGGAAGGACAAGCCCGCACGGGTGGCCAGCACTGGCGAAAAGACTGGGCTGCCGTTCGCTGAGCTGAAGGACGCGATGATGCACGTCCCGAACGACGACTCCAACGCCAAGGCCGATGACCGCGAATGGTGGCTGGGGATGTTGGCAGCCCTTCACCATGAAACAGACGGCGGCGAAGAGGGTTTGGAGCTGGCACACGAATGGTCCGCGCTGCACCCGTCCTATGATCCTGAGGCCACGGACGCGGCGTGGCAATCATTCCGCCGTGGTGAGGGGCGTACCGGGGCCACGATCCTGTCTGAGGCCCACTATCACGGCTGGCGCAATGACGCCCGCATTGACCGCCTCTTGGATGGCCTGTTCACAGACGAAGAGCTGGCCCACTTTGACCTAGACCCCGACAACCCGCTGTCCAAGATAGATGCAATGCTGCTGGCGGATGACGAAACCATGGCTGAGCTGGCGCGTGGCTATGATCTGACTGAAGATGGCGTGATCCGCGCCTTTTCAGACCGCTATGAAGGTGAACTGCTCTTTGACCATACCGCTGGCGCATGGTTCCGCTTTGGCAGTCACCGCTGGGAACGTGAGAACACTTTGCTGGCCAAACATTATGCCCGTGATGTGTCCACCGAATTGGCGAAACGTGACCTGAAGGCAAAGCACCTGAAGAAAGTCAACGTGTGGGAAGCCGTTGAACGGGGCGCAAGGACTGTGCGTGCGTTCGCCGTGTCTGCTGAGGTGTGGGACCGTAACCCGTTCCTGCTAGGCACTCCCGGCGGCGTAGTGGACCTTAAGACTGGTAAGCTGCGCACAGGCCGCCCACATGACCGCATTTCCAAAGCCACGGCAGCGGCCCCCGTCCCGCTGGGCAGTTTCGACCCCAAGCGGCATTGCCCGCGCTGGATCAAGTTTCTGCAAGAGGCGCTTGGCGGCGACACTGAGGCCATCCGCTTCCTTCAGCAATGGTTTGGCTACTGTCTGACTGGTGACACCAGTGAACACGCTCTGGTCTTCGTCTACGGTCCCGGTGGCTCAGGCAAGTCCACGGCAATCAACGTCATGGCGGACCTCTTGGGGGACTATGCCATCAACGTGGCCACCAGCACCTTGACCAAAGCCAAACATGACGCCCACCCTGAAGAGCTGGCCCGCATGGACGGCGCACGTTTGGCGTTCGCCAGTGAGACGGAAAAGGGCAAGGCATGGGCTGAAAACCGTATCAAGTCTTTGACGGGGGGCGACAAGATCACCGCCCGCCATATGCGCCAGAACAGCTTTGAATTTGTCCCCCAGATGAAACTGGTCATCGTGGGGAATAACCAGCCCAGCCTGAGCGATGTGGACTCAGCTATCCAGCGGCGTTTCAACATCCTGCCTTTTGATCACCCCCCGAAGAACAAGGACGCCAAACTGGTGGACAAGCTCAGGGCTGAGTTTCCCGGCATCTTGTCTTGGGCCATTCAAGGGGCGCTGGATTGGCAGGCGCATGGGCTGGTGCGCCCCCAGATGGTGGACACTGCCACCAGTGCATACTTCGCAGAACAGGACGCTTTCGGGCGTTGGCTGGAAGAGGTGTGCGAGACAAGCCCCAGTTACACAGACACCAGTGAAGCCTTGTGGGACTCGTGGAAGACCTACGCTTACGCCAATGGGGAGGACCCCGGTAGCAAGTTGCGCGTGTTCCCAGAGTCGATGGAACAGCGTGGGTTCAAACGTGCGGAAAAGGTAGGTGCAAATCGCCAGCGGGGATTCAAGGGCGTCCGTTTGATTGATGTGTTCGGGGATGACGATGGAATCATCTAAGTCACTGATAACAAACACTTTGGCACAGGTGGCACAGGTGTTCCGGTTTATCGCCTATGCGCGCGCACACACACACACACAGAGAGGTTACCGGATGACCTGTGCCACCTGTGCCAAACGCCATGATTACAACAGCTTAGATAGTTTAGGCCCCGATGCTGGCGCTGTTGGGGTGTTAGGGTGTTTGGGTCCTTCCCCGTCTATCGCTAGCGGGGGGAGCGCAGAGCCCCGGCATTTCCCTGTGTGGGGAATTTTTCAAATTGGCAGAACCCCTGTGGGGAAAATGACTGTGGGGAATCACCCCGAGAGGAACGAGCAATGACTACCTTGGAAGAGCTGGACGCCATGCTGGTGGCAGATACCCACACACCTGAAGACCATGACACCGTGAGCGCGGGCGAGTTGGCGGCATGGCTGGGGCTGACCTCTAACCGGGTCCATGCGCTTGCCCGTGACGGCGTTCTGCCCCGTGCGGAAAAGAAGCGGTATGCCCTGAGGCCCGCAATCGCGGCCTACTGTGAGCACGCCCGGTCACTGGCGAAAGGCAAGAACGTGGACGCCGATCTGGCAGCCGCCAAACTTACGCTGGCACAAGCCAATGCCGAAAAGGCAGAAACCGCGAACGCGAAAGCCCGTGGCGAATTGATTCCAGCCGGGGACGTTGAACGCGAATGGTCCAGCGTGCTGCGTGGCGTCCGTGCGGCGATGCTGGCCCTACCGTCGCGGGTGGCACAGCGCCTTGGCCACCTTAATCCCCATGACATCGCAGCGATAGACCGGGAAGTCCGTGACGCTTTGGAGGAACTGTCCGATGACTGACGCCCTAACCATCACCCGCCGCCGCGCCCTGAAGAGCCTGAGGCCGCCGCCACGCCTTGCGCTATCCGAATGGATCGAAACCCACATGCGGCTGCCTGAGGGCGTGTCCGCCTTGCCGGGGCGGGTGACGCTTTGGCCGTACCAGCGCGAAATCGCGGACACCATTTCAGACCCGACCATTGAGCGGGTAACACTGGTGAAGCCCGTCCGCGTGGGGTTCACCACCCTGTTGACCGGGGCTCTGGCCAGCTATGTGGCGAACGAACCCGCCCCCATTCTTGCGCTGCTGCCCACTGAAGCGGATTGCCGCGACTACACCGTGTCTGACCTCGAACCGATTTTTGAGGCCACCCCCGCGCTGAAGGGCCTTATCTCAGCGGACGCGGATGAAGGCGGGCGTTCCACCCTGCTGTCCCGCCGCTTCCCCGGTGGATCGCTGAAGATCATTGCCGCCAAAAGCCCGCGCAACCTGCGCCGCCATAACGTCCGCATCCTTTTGATGGACGAAGTGGACGCCATGGAAGCCGGGGTGGAAGGCAGCCCGATCACGCTTGCCGAACGGCGCACTCTGAGCTTTGCCAATCGCAAAATCATCCTTGGCAGCACGCCAACCCATGAGGCCACCAGCAACGTATTGCGCAGCTTTGCCCGGTCTGACCAGCGGGTCTATGAAGTGCCTTGCCCCGAGTGCAACCATTTCCATGAAATCCAGTGGGGCGATATTGTCTGGCCAGAGGGTGAGCCGCACAAGGCCGCCTATGTCTGCCCTGAGTGCGGCTGTGTGAATGAAGAGCGCCACAAGGCCGCTATGGTGGACAAGGGCCGCTGGCGGGCCACTGCGCCAGCTGTAGAGGGCCACGCAGGCTTCAGGCTTAACGCTTTGGTGTCCACCCTTGCCAATGCGAGCTGGGGCAAGCTGGCGGCTGAATTTGTAGAGGCCAAGAAAAGCCCTGACACGCTTCAGGTCTTTGTGAATACGATCCTCGGCCAAGGCTGGCGTGAAGCTGCTGAAGAGGTGGACGAAGCCGCGCTGGCCGCCCGTGCTGAGCTGTTCGGACTGCCCGATGACATCCCGCCTGAAGTGCTGTTTGTGACGTGCGGTGTGGACGTACAGCGGGACCGTCTGGAAATGGTCTTTCTGGGCTGGGGCCGGGATGAAATCTTTGTCTTGGCGCAATCGGTCATCTGGGGGGACCCCATGGGCGATGACGTGTGGCACGAACTGGATGACGCCCTGCGCACGATCTGGAAACACCCCAAGGGCGGAATCCTGAGGGTAGACGCCACGGCGATTGACGCTGGCGACGGCGTGACCATGGACAGGGTGATGGACTTTTGCCGCCCGCGCTCTTCCCGGCGCATCTACGCAATCAAAGGCGCTGGCGGGGACCGTCCCGTCATCCGCGCCAGTGACACGCGGGGCAGCCGCCTATTCATCATCGGCGTGGACTCGGTCAAAGGCCAGCTTGTCAGCCGCCTGACACGCGGCAAGAGCGTGCGCTTCAGTGACGGTTTGGAGGGTCGCTTCTATGAAGAGCTGGCCAGCGAACGGCTGGTGATGCGCTATGTCCGGGGCGCACCCGTACGTCAGTGGGAACGCACCCCCGGACGCCGCGCTGAATCGTTGGACTGTGTAGTGTATGCCATGGCCGTCCGCCAACTGGTGAACGCAAGCCTAGATCGACGGGAGGTGGAAATCGCTGAGAAGAGCCTTCCAAAATCTGCACCAGTAGTGTTCAAGTCAAGCTGGCTGCAACAGAACTGAGTAAACCAAATGTCAAGTATCAAGCCTTTTGCGTTCGTACTTATGCCATTCGATGCATCCTTTGATGATATTTACCAATATGGAATCAAACAGGCCTGTGTCGAATTGGATATTGTCGCTGAGCGGGTCGACGAACAATTCTACTCAGAGACAATGCTTGAAAGAATATATCGTCAGATCGACAATGCCGATTTTATCATTGCCGACATGACCAACAAGAACCCAAACGTTTTTTACGAAGTCGGATATGCTCATGCAAAAGGAAAGCCATGTGCTTTAATTACTCAAAAATCTGAAGATATCCCCTTTGATCTACAGCACCATTTTCACATAATCTATGGTGGTAAGATTGGTGATTTAAAAGCCGGGCTGCTTCCTCGACTAAAGTGGATGAAGGATGAACTTGAAAAAAGTAAAAGCGAAAGCATAAGCGCGAGTCTCAAAGTCGGTTCAGGAAATCTTGAGACTAGTGACTACAGGCATGATGGAAAATTAGACGTAAAGATAATTCTTAAGAATATGACTAAATCTCGCAGTCCAGAGATAGACAACATCGCAATAACTGCTAGCGATAAGTGGCGCTTGTCTTCCAATGGAAAAGAATGCGTTTCGGAAATACCTAGCCCGGGAATGAAACAATTTTTCGTGCCACCCGCGAACCCACGACTTGCACCGAATGCATTAAGCCAAATTGAAGTTACATTTAGTAGGACATTCTGGACTAAATGGTCTGGTGAAGAGAAGTCGGAGTCCTATCACGCGAAAGGTAACCTTGATGTAGAGATCGCGACAGCGGAAGGTGTTTTGCCTTTCAGCTTCGACTTAGACGTCGAGTTCGACGAAATCCCGTTTTAATGCCGTATCAAACACACCTAGTCAGGGCGAACAAATAATTCGATATCCAACCCGCCGCGTGGCGCATCCCAGTTTGTTACATCGGCGTCTGACACGCGACCATTGCTGGCGAAAGCTAGAATATCCTCAGGAATAGGCAGACCTTTCGCGGCAAGGGTTTTCTGTACAACTATGTGGGAAACGCCCATAGGCATCCCACGCGTGATGCCTTCGCATACGGTCAATTCTGCCTCACGGCGGGCCGCTTTCACGCGATCTAAGTGATCTGAAAAATTCATATTATCGGTCCTTTCATAAAAAGGCCCCCCAGCGCGGAGAAACCGCTGGGGGGCCTTTCGTTTGGAAGCCCGATGTCGAGACACCGGATTCCCTGTTCACTCGGATAACGAATCAACCTTACCCAATTTTCACAAATGGGTTCAATACCCCTTTTTTATATGTGCCTTTCAGGCATCAGCAACGGGGGGTTGACCATTTTAAGGTGACCCGATCTGGGCTAACGTGTCTCGAATCAATGGAGAGGAACGTTCCCAATGACTGAAAACGAAACCTATGGCGGCCCGCTCTTTGTCCCCGAGATTGACGCCGACGCCAGCAAAATTCAGACCGATCAAGCAGCACGGATATTGGCCGAACCCGGCTTCCCGATCACCCGTGCATCCGCATATTTTCGCAATCTTGCAGCGGCGGGCCTGATCCACCCTTATAGCCGCCAGCCCAGTGGCAAACGCGCCTACTACTTCCGCCCTGACCAGCTTGTCATCGCCGCCGTTTTGAGCCGCATGTCTGAAGCTGGGATTGCGGGCGAGAAACAGCGCCACTCTGCATCACTCGCCCTGAGCGCGTGGAATGACAAAGACCTTGCACAGATGAAAGAGGAGTCCCCTCTTTCTGAGATCGAAGGCGTACCGCGCTCCCCTGCAATGTGGGCTCTTGTTGAGCATATGTCCGGCAAGCGTAATCTGAGCTTTGAACAGGTGACGCTGCACAGCAATAAATCTGGCCAGAAAACCTACTCTTCCCGAGTCCGTTCTATTGATCCGCGTATCAAGGATGACAAAGGGAAAGGCACCAATTTCATCTCCCAACCGGAAGGTTGGGTGCGCCGTTCTGTTTTCGCACTGGACCTGAGCGACGTGCTCAGCCACCTGACACGCGCCCGTGAGGTGGAAAACTAAGGTGTCCATCTGGTCCCGCCTCTTCAACCGCCAAGCGCCCGAGAACCATAGGCGGCATCTTGAAGCTGCCTATGGTGGCAAGCGTGGTGCGTCTGGTCCGCGTTTCTTTGGTAGCCATGGCCCTGAGACGTTGGCAGCGGGTCCGACTATCCGTTCCCGAGCGCGGCACGCTTATGCGAACAACGGCTATATCCGCAACGCTGTGAACGCGATTGTGGCTGAAGCCGTGGGGGCCGGGATTGAGGCCAATTCCGCGCATCCCGACCGGGACACCGCCGCGAGTATCGACAAGCTGTTCTTTGAAGCTGAGCTGGACGCAGAGGCCCGCACGGACTTTCGCGGGATGACCGCCGCCGCCGTCTTGGCTGAGCTGGTGGACGGGGAAGCCTTCTTTGTGGCTGAGGACCGCGACGGCGAGACCGTCTGGCGTCAAATCCCGGCTGAGTTTGTAGACGAGTCTGACACCCGCGAACTATCGGACGGCTATGTGGTGGCTGGCATCGAATTTTCCAGCAATGGCACGCGCCGTGCCTATCACATCCGCCCCCAGCGCCCGACTGACCTCTATCCCGTGACCGCCAATTCCATCCGCGTTCCCGCTGAAGACGTGCTGCACGTTTTCCGCCAGCTTGGCCCCGGCCAAGTGCGTGGCATTTCCCAACTTGCCCCGATCCTGTTGACCGTGAACGAACTAGACCAAGCCCTAGACGCCATGCTGGTGGGGCTGAAGACCAGCGCCATGTTCGCGGGCTTTGTCACTGACCAGACCAATATGGGCGGCGTTGGTGAAGCCTTCCCCGATGGCGTGGCGGACATCTCACTGGAACCCGGCGTGGTCCGCGTTCTTCCCGGCGGGACGGACATCAAGTTTTCCACGCCTGAGCAAGCCAAGGAATCCATTTCCTTTGCCAAGCTGACCCTTGGCCAGATTGCGGCTGGTCTGGGCGTGCCGACGTGGGTTGTGGATGGTGATCTGTCTCAGGCCAACTATTCGTCCCTGCGTGCCGCGCTTTTGCCATTCCGCGCCAAAACCGAACAGTACGTCTATCACACCATCGCCCCACAATTCCTCAATCCCATATTCCGCCGCCACGTCACGGACGCATGGCTGGCGGGCCGTCTGGACTTGCCTGAGCTGGCCCCTGCCCTGAAGGCGGAATGGCTGCCCCCGCGCCCCATGCAAGTGGACCCCGCCAAGGACATGGCAGCGGCCAAAGAGGCGCTGGCAATGGGCCTGACAAGCCGCAAACAAGCCGTGGCATCGCTGGGCTGGAATGTCGCCAAGCTGGACCAAGAGATTGCGGATGACCACGCCCGCGAAGCTGAGCTGGGCCTGTCCTTTGGCGGCAAGGAGTCCGGCAATGACTGAACGGGGGCAATTCCATGACAAATACCTGCGCCAGCTTGCAGCGGACGCCAGCGACGAAATCACTGGCCCGCGCCTGACTGTTCGCATCGACAAGGCCGCCGTGGCCCGCTGCCCGTCCACTGGTGAACTGGTGGCCCGCAACACTGACACCTTCAAACAGATGGAGCGCCGCCTTGCCCCTTGATCACCCCATGACACGCAGCGCCAGCACGCGCCCGAATTCCTATGACCCCGAGACGCGCACCGTGTCTGCAATTATCGCCACGGACAGCCCTGTGCAGCGCCGTGATACACGCGGGCCATTCTCTGAAATTCTGACCGCAGGCACGCTGGACCTGTCTGCTGTCGATGGCTTGGCCGTCTTGGACAGTCACCGCACGGCGTCCGTGCGTGACACCCTTGGCCGGGTCCGGTCCATCGCTCTGGAAGGCGCAAATGTTGTTGCTGTCTTGGAGCTGACCGCCGCCGAAGATGCTGCCCCTGTTTTGCAGCGGATCGCGGACGGCACTGTCAGCGGGGTCAGTATTGGCTACCGCGTGGCAGGGTGGACCGAAAAGAATACGCCGCAAGGTCGCGTGAAGACGCCGACCGGGTGGCGCATCACCGAAGTCACGTTGACTTCCAACCCGGCGGACCCCGCCGCACGTCTCAGGCATCAAGAGGAGTCCCCCATGCCCGATGTTATCGAAACCCAAACGCCCGAAGAGCTGGAAACGCAGCGCCGTTCCGACATTCGCGGGCTTGTCCGCAGCGCGGGCCTCGCCCCCGATGTGGCGGACCAGCTTATTGACCAGAACGCAGATATGACCGCCGCCAAGGCAGCCGTGTTTGACGCCATGGCAGACCAGCGCCGCTCTGCACCGATCATCCGCACGCATACCGCTCAGAACGATGACCCGGCGGTCATCATGCAGCGCCAAGCTGAAGCCCTGCATGTCCGCATGGCAGGCGGCGAACCGAAGCCTGAGGTGCGCCAGTATCTTGGTGAAAGCCTCTTGGACATGGCCCGTGGCAGCCTGTCCCGCGCTGGCGTGTCCACCCGTGGCATGTCGCCAGACGAAACATTCACCCGCGCCGCTGAGCACACCACCAGCGACTTCCCCAACCTTGTGTCCAATGCAATGGGTAAGACCGCACTGGCCAGCTATCAGGCCGCGCAAAGCCCACTGAAGGCACTGGGCCGCCAGCGCAGCTTGTCCAACTTCAAATCCGCTACGGCAATCCGCCTTGGTGAAATGGGCCGCTTGGAAGAGCTGAGCGAGTCGGGCGAAATAACCGCCACGTCCCGCGCTGAGAACGGCGAGTCCATGCACCTGAAGACCTACGCACGCGGTCTGTCTGTGTCCCGCCAGCTCTTGATTGACGATGATCTGGGGATGTTGGGCGATATGACGGCGGCGTTTGGCGAAGCGGCTGCCCAGACTGAGGCGGACATTCTGGTGGACCTTATCACCAGCAACCCGAACCTGAGCGACGGCACGCCCGTGTTTGACGCCAGCCGGGGCAACCTCGCCGGGTCTGGTGCTGCACCGTCTGAGTCGACGCTGAGCGCGGTGCGCAAGGCAATGCGGGCCACCAAAGGTCTGGACGGCAAGACACTGGTGAACGTGGCCCCCAAATACCTGCTGGTAGGTCCCGAGCTGGAAACAGACGCAGAGAAGCTGCTGGCAGCCATCTACGCCGCCACCACTGATGACGTGAACGTCTTTGGCAGCAAGCTGAGCCTGCTGGTAGAGCCGCGCATCACGGACTCAAGCTGGTATGTCTTCGCAGACCCGTCCCGCTTGGCCGCGTTCCAGTATGGCTACCTGTCCAGCGCCCAAGGCGTCCAGATTCAGCGCAGTGAGGCATGGTCCACTCTGGGGATGCGTTTCCGCGCATGGCTGGACTTTGGCGCGGGCTGGCTGGAAAGCCGTGCCGCCTATCTCAATGAGGGCGCGTAATGGCCACCATTGAAGACCTCACCAAAATGCGGGTGGCACTCTTTGCTGCCCGCATGTCTGGCGCACGCGAGTTTCGTGACCAGAACGGCGAGTCCGTAACCTACAAATCGGACGCGGAAATGGCCAATGCGATGGCAGCGATTGACGCTGAGATTGCACGGCTCAACGGGGTGTCCCCCCGCGTCCTGAGCTTCACCACATCGAAAGGAACTTAAACGATGCGCAACTATGTCCAGCCCGGTGTCTCTATCACCGTGACCGCAACCGCCGCCGCCAGCTCTGGCGATGGTGTCAAAATCGGCAACCTGTTCGGCATCGCCTCAGGTAACGCCGCAATCGGGGACAAGCTGGTCCTGACCACTGAAGGCGTCTTTGACATGCCCAAACCTTCCACCAACACATTCGACGTTGGCGCGCTGGCCTATTGGGATGACACCGCCAAACTGGTCACCAGCACCGCCAGCGGCAACACCCGTATCGGTCTTGCCGTCACCGCCGCTGGCAACCCCAGCGGCTCTGTGAACGTCCGTCTGGACGGCTAAGACAATGGGAACGGCCACCATCATCACAACGGACTTGGAGCGCCTACGGGCGGCCCTAGAAACCGTTGCGAAGCTGGTGGTGGCCGATCCTGTCTACGCGCCGATATTCACTCGCCTAGAGGCGGAGATTGCGCAGGAAGAGGCGTTGCTGGCGAATGACGTTGTGGCTCGTGCCCGCGCCGTTGCTGCTCAGAACGCCACCCGCTGAATCAAGTCCCTCAAATGGGCCAATGTTGCCCCCTTGCCGTACCGTTCGCGGTCAAGGGCGTGTCCAAATAGGTCGCGCCTTATCCGTTCATCAATGCCAACTGCCAAGAGTCTGTCTTCAAAGCTATGCCGCAACCCGTACAAAGAATGATCAGGCGTTTCCATGAGGCCATTGGCCCTCAGGAACTTGTTGATCGTTGCGGACAAGCTGGCGGAGCTGTTGCGGTATTTGGGGAACCCCTTGGGGCATTCCTTGAAGGCTTCCAAGGACACACCCACAAGCGGGATGACACGCCGCGCATTGCGGCTCTTCAACTGCCTGCCAACGGGCTCAATAGAGATATGCGGGACATCTACGTCCAGCCGAATTTGTGCGCTGGTCATGGACGCCGCCTCACTGGGGCGGTAGCCCGTGTTAATCATGCCCAAGAGGATGCACCGCGCGTCCTTGTTCAAGCCGTCCAGCGCACCGGGCTTCAAGAGCTTTTCGCGTATCCAAGACTCAGAGAACGGGGGCCGCTGGCGGGCCTCGCCTTCCTTGAAACTGAGATCAGACAACGGCAGCACCAGTCCCAGCCGCTTCATTTTGTTGACGGTCTTCAGGACATCCCCAAGGTGGATCAAGTCTTTGTTGGCGCTGTTTGGTGTCAAACCGTCCGACTCGAGCTTTTCCAGCCACCAGCCGCGAAAATCCAGCATGTCATCGCCCGTAATGTCTGGAAGGGCCTTGTCCCCTACAACGTCCACAAAGTTGCGGACTGCCTTCATGCGGGGATTCTTCCAGCGGCGCATCTGGTCTTCGCTTTTGCCAATGGTCTTGTCAGCCGCAAGGCCCCAGTACAGGTCCAGCGCCTTGGTGACCGTCAACTGAGGCTCAGCCACCGCACCAAGCACAGCCGCCGCTTCACGCATGTCAGGCTCGCCATCGCGGCCCCTTGCGGCCTCAACACGGGCCAGCAAGTCTTCACGGGGCAGCTCAGCGACTTTGACCGTGGGGAGGTAGCGAAAGCCCCGCACCGCCGCCAATTCTCTGGCAGCTTCAAACCGTCTGTCCGCGTCTGCCGTGTCACCAGCAATCCGCGCTTCCCAAGCCTCAACTATATGTTGCCACGCAATCGGGGCCTTGGTCTTGGCGATGGATTCGGAATCGGTGTGAAGGCTTACCCAGACACTTTTGCGCTCTTCAACGCTCTGGTAACGGCGCGGAACGCGCTTGCGCAGATGAAAGGTGTTGCCGCGTTTCATGATGGTCATGGTGAAATTCCCGAGTCGCCCTTGCGCTGCCATTTATGTGGCAAATTGTGTTGCAAAACAAGGCTTTTCTGCGGACCTGAAAACACCAATACAAGCCTAAGTGATTGTATTCACTCAGAAACTTGCATGATTGTCTTGGGGTTTTCTGGCGGAGACGAAGGGATTCGAACCCTCGAACGCTTGCACGTTACTCCCTTAGCAGGGGAGCGCCTTCGACCACTCGGCCACATCTCCGCTGACGGGTATAACCGCGCAAACCTCAGGTTTACAAG